TGAAAAGGCAGAGGCTAATACAGATGCTCCTATGCCATACACAATTGCAGATGCTATTACTGAGGCTGCTGCAGAATTATTTTTATCAGATCCCCTTGCGGTTTTGACGGCGGTAGATTTAGAAGCACTATCTGACCCGTCACAATGGGGTAAAGATATGACAGACGATCAGAGAGAAAAGGCTCAAGAGGTTATAGTTCCTGTAATCTTGGTTTCTAATATACTCGCCTCTGTATCGTCTGCTTTAACAAGGAGGGTATAATATGGCCATGGACAAATTTAAAACTATTTTATCTAAAATAAAAATACCAAAGGTTAAGGTACCTAAAATAAATGTACCTAAAATATCTCTACCTAAACCCAAGGTAAATGTTGAGAAGATTAAGCCCTATTTGTCAAAGGTTGTGCCAGTCACAGGAAAGGTCCTAAAAGCCTCTATAAAGGGCTTAAAAGGCTTTATAGGCTGGTTTGGCAAGGCAGTTAAGGAAAGTATAGCCCAAGTCTGGACCCTGCTAGGATTCTTCATTGCATGGCTTACCCTAACGGGAACCGCCCAACAGATTGTGGGCATAGCAACAATAATAGCATTAGTTGTGTGGCTCATAACCATACCCCTTCGTGAAGAAAAAGAATAGTATAATAATAGGACTATGTTGCGTAATATTTTATTATCCTGTATACTTGTATTAGGCCTTAGTGGCTGTGGATATGACGGTCACTATCGCTATCCTTGCCAAGACCCAAAAAATTGGGAAAGGGCAGAATGTAAGCCACCTTTGTGTGAGGCTATAGGCCAATGCACAACAGACTTGATCGGAAAGAAGAATGATGAGTAAGAAACAAAAATTAACACCACAAGATTTAGATGCACGACTAAAATTTATTTTAGGTGTTACACTTGGTTCAATTTTATTCCTAACATCAATAGGAATTCTTTATGGACTTTTATTTGTTACACAACCAGTCGGAGCACAGTCAGAAAATGATAAAATGTTTTTTAATGTATTGGGATCAGTAGCAACATTTATTACAGGAACATTAGCAGGACTTCTTATTGGTAACTCTGGTGCTAAAGATATAATGCAAGCACAGGTAGATAATAAAAAAGTAGATTCAGAAATTAGAATGGCAGAAAACAAGTTAGATGCAGAACTTGATGAAGTTAGAGCAAGACTTGCTAAAAAGCCAGACGGCGCAATGCCAGAAGAACAGCCAGTAGATACAAACTGGGATAAGGAGTAGTTGTGGCAGAGCAAGGTACGGCAGAAAAATTAATTGAAGTAGCCAAAGGTGAAGTTGGAACTATTGAAGGTCCTAAAGATAATGAAACCAAGTATGGTAAATTTATGAAGGCCAATTTTCAGCCATGGTGCGGTTCTTTCGTAAACTGGTGCGCTAACGAGGCTGGAGTAAAGATCCCTAATACAGTTTACACTCCAAGTGGAGCAGCAGCATTTAAGAAGGCAGGCGCCTGGATTGATGGAGATATGGCAGATCCAGATGCGGGAGATGTTGCCTACTTTGATTTTCCATCTGACGGGGTAGATAGAATATCTCATGTTGGTATTGTTATTGAAGATAACGGTGATGGAACGGTATGGTGTATTGAAGGAAATACTTCTTCAAATAAAAAGGGAAGCCAAAGAAATGGCGGAGAGGTTTGTAAACAACTTCGTGCCTATAAGAAAAATAAGAAAAATGTTTTGATTTCAATTGTAGGGTTTGGCAGACCTAAGTTTGGTGGCTCATCAGTCTCCAATTCAAAATCAGAAAAAACAAATTCAAAACCTGCTAAGGTAGGTCCAAAAGTACAAGAGGCTATAGATTTTTTAATATCAAAAGGTTATACTGTTACAAAGTAGTCCTTGACTTAAACCATTAGATTTGCTACACTATTTGAAGGGGAGAAATAGGAATCGATATGACTTGCATTGTTGTGGTGCGTGATACTTTAAATAGTAAACTTTGGATGGCTGGTGATCGTGGTGTAGGCGATGATAATAATATTAGCACTTCTTTGACTCCTAAAATATGGAAAAAAGAAGGATTTCTGTTTGGCTATGCTGGATCAATGGACGGGGACAGAATAAGACATTTATTTTTACCGCCAGAATATGAAGGGCGTGGCAGTATTGATAAGTTTATGTATAGTAAATTTTTAAAAGCCTTGCGTAAATTTTACGAAGAATGGTGGGTTGACGTTTCTACAACATCAGATTTTGGTATGATTATCTGTATTCGTGGAAAAATATATGAGCATAACGCAGCAGATATGTCATTAACACAATACGAACAAGATTATTTAGCAATGGGCTCAGGCGCAGATTTAGCGTTAGGCTCATTATATTCCACTCAAAAACAAAAAGATGCAAGAAAAAGAGTGGCAACTGCAGTAAATGCTGCGATTAATCACTCCACGTCCTGCAAGGGCCCTATTGACATTCTAAGCATTTAGGTATATACTGAATATATGAATCAGTCTATTGCAGAAGAGCCGTCACCAGACGAACAAGAGTTTGGTATCTGGTTGCGTAACGGCATTGATAGGGGTTGGATTAGCGAACCTTATTGCCATACGCATGATGGGGGCATTCAGTATATGAGTGAGGAAGAATTGGCCGAATGGGAAGCAGGAGGCGACCCATGCGAACATGTATTAAGAATATTCATCTAACAGAAAGGTAACACAATGAAAAAAATAATAATCGCACTACTATCAGTATCAGTTATATTGATGCCAGTACAAGTGGCACAAGCATCAGATCAAAAGGTGCTTGCAATTATTGATACAACAATTAATTCTAATCAGATTCCATCTGTGATTTATGAAGTATGTTTTGCACAGGCTGGTGCTGATACATCTTGTCCCAACGGGGCTGGTTTTATGGAAGGCAAAGGTTCTGCAAATTTACAAATAATTCCGCACGGAGGATCTGTTAAAGCCTTTGATCATGGGCGTGTCATGACACAAACAGCACTTCTCACTAGTCCAGACATTAAAATTGTCTTTGTAAGAATTGCACACATAACACCAAAAGGATTCTTTGGGGTTAGCAATCCAGAATCTATTACAAAGGCAGTAGACTGGGTGTCTAAGAACGCCTCAAAGTATAGCATTGACGCTGTAGCAATTAGTCAATCCTCTACTGGAAGTTATCTGTTACGATGCACAAATGATACAGTTATCATTAATGCAGTATCTCAATTAAACAGTCAGTCAATTCCAGTTTTTGCTGCTACAGGAAACAATAGGCTAACTGACAAAGTTGGATTCCCATCTTGTGTGAACGGTATTACTGGAGTAGGAGCCTTGGCTTGGTCAAAAAACACTAAGTTGCCACAAGACTATACAATCATCAGTCCTTCCACCAACAGAGGTCCTGGTTTAGATGTTGTTGCACAAGGAGAACAGAAAATTGGATCAGTAGATCATACTGGCACTTCTATTGCAACTGCTATTGCAGCATCAATATATGTTAATAAAACAACAGATAAAAACATAAACAACTTTATTGGAAAATTTTCAAAGGTATTAGGTTATCCTTATATTTCCAAATAGTAGTATAATGGTCCTAAGCATGACTAAAAACTGCTTTAAAAAAATATAGGAGAAATAATGGAATCAAGAAAAAGAAGTTCCGTAAAATCGTTTAGTTTTGTAATATTTCATATTACTGTTGCAACATTAATATTTTCTGCAGCAGTATATGCAATTACTGGTAAATGGGACTATGAATATTTTAAACCTCTTGGCCTAGCATATTTAACATACTTGGGCTGGGAAATTATTTCATATTACTGGCACGAAAGACTTTGGAACATTATCCCTAAATTGAGGAGGTTTAAATAATGCGTATTAAAATCATTAAGTTTGTTGTCAAACTTCTAGGCTATGAGTGGTCTGGAGACGAATTAAAACTCCCTGTATGGCAGGTAAAGGCTAAAACAAAGAAGAAATAATGCCATCATATGAATATGACTGCATGGCATGTGCTGTACGATATACAAAGGTTAGAGCAATGTCTGATGAAGATCCAGGGTATACCTGCGAGATTTGCAATAAACCTTTAGTTCGTGTATACTCAGATATAGGAGTTACATTCAATGGCTCTGGGTTCTATCAAACTGACAACAGAAAGGAATAATATGAATGATGCATTAGTAATTAATTTCACAACACTTAATGATGTTTCGGACAATATTTCTTTTTATAAGAATAAGTTTATAGATAATGGAGTATTAGTATTTAGAAATGCTAATCTTTCTCATGAAGATCATATTAAATTACACGATATTCTAGGAGGTAGTCTAGGGTCTCACAGAGAAGAGTTTAGTCCAAAAGGATATCTTGAAGATCATTCTAGAGTAAGTGATCAATTTAAACAAAAAATGGGTAATGATGATTTAATACTGACTTGGCATATTGAGCATCCTCATTATGCTAATCCAATTGTTCTTGGGTCTTGGAATATGCATTTATTTAAGGCAGATGAGAATAGTGGTAAAACATATTTTGTTGACACTCAAAATCTTTTTAATAATATGCCAGATAGTTTTAAAGAATTTGCAAAAAAATGTACACTTATAAATCCAGTAGGAGTTACTCAGGGTCTTTTTCCAGAACATCCATTAGTTGGTCATCATTGGATAAGTAATGAATTAGTTCTTAGAATTAGTCACTTAGAAGAAACTGGTAATGAGTATCAAGAGTTATGGCGATTTGATGACAAAGTTCCAACACAAGAAGAAAAAAACACCTATCAAGTTATGATGAGATGGATTCAGGAGCAAATATCAAGTAATATGGATATAAGGATTGTTCATAAGTGGAAGCAGGGAGATATTGTTGTAGCAGATATGTACAAAATGTGCCATGCAGTAAGTGGTGGCTTTAAATCTGAAGATAGAAAATTTACAGGCATTTGGGGACGCCAAAGATAATAATAGAAAGGTATAATATGTTTAGTATGTTAAAGAGCAGGGAAAAACCAAAGATATGGTTGCTTGACTTAAGGGATCGTTGTGATCGTTGTGCTGCTCAGGCCTATGTGCGAGTAGTTGGAAAGTCTGAGTCAAGCCTTCAGTTCTGTGCCCATCATTATAATAAAGCAATGGATAATGCAATTGGTTATGACAACATGATGAAATTTGCTTTAGAGATTATTGATGAGCGAGACAGGCTCACAGAAGAACAAAGTTCGGATTAAAAACTAATCATGAAAATCTTAGATAAGGATTACGAAAAAGTTCTCTATGTTCACATACCTAAAACTGCAGGATCATCTATAACTAAAGTTTTACAAGATAATAATTTAGATAATTGGACAAGGGCATATCCAAGACATCATGATCCATATTTTTATTTAGCGCAGGCAAACAATGTAGATAGTAAAGTATTTTCATTTGCCACAATAAGAAATCCTTATACTCGTACGTATAGTTCTTTGCACCAATATAACAAAGCAAATCAGACCAATATATCTTTTATGGAATATTTAAACAATATACTAGAAAAAAGAATTTCTACTATTAGTCCATTGCTGCATTTACCACAAGCCTGGTATGTTACGGATTCACAAAACAACATTCAGGTTACAAAATTATATAGGTTTGAAAATATTAAAGAATTGGAACAAGATCTTAATTGGGAAATAGGTTTTCATTGGGTTGGAAATTATACTAAGGATATGTATAAAGAGGCGTATACGGATATTGCAATTGATATTGTAAGAAAATATTATGAATTAGATTTTCGTTTATTCGGATACTCCCTTGATTTTGAAGAGACTTTGGAGTATCGATGAAAAAATCAGAAGAAGATTTTAATTTTAAAAAACATTCAGAATATGATATTTTAGAATTACAGGATTATGTAAAAAATTTTTCAGATGAATGGTTGTTGGATATAAGCAGACAGAATAGACCAAACACACCACACACACAAACCAATACATATTACATTTATACTAGCAGTATTCATTGGAAACATGGAGAAACATTTCTTACAAATAAAATATCTGAAGACAAAAAGTTACTTGAGTTGGTGGAACCAATACTTATAGATTTAGAAAGAATACATAAGGGTATTAGAGGTAATGTTTTATTAATTAAACTTAAGGCAAGAGAAGATGTAGCCATGCATGAAGATACAGGAAACTACTTGATGATGTCACGAAGAAATCATGTTCCAGTTATTACTACTGGCGATGTGATATTTGGAGTAGGATCTGAAAGAATTAGTATGCAGCCTGGCGAATGTTGGGAAATAAATAATTATAGATTTCATTGGGTAGATAATAATAGTGATACGGATAGAGTTCATTTATTAGTTGATATAATGCCCTATGATATGATAGGAGATAATTATGTACGAATATAGAGTAAAAAAAATTACTAATGTAGTTGATGGAGATACTATTGACGTGGAGATTGATCTTGGGTTCAATGTGTCTTTCTCCCAACGAGTACGCCTTGCTGGTATTGACACTCCAGAATCACGAACCAAAGATAAGTTTGAAAAAACTTTAGGTCTTGAGTCAAAAGAGTACTTGAAATCTAAACTTAAAGATGCTACAATGGTAGTAATTAAAACAGAAAAACCAGATTCGTCAGAAAAATATGGACGTATTTTGGGTTGGCTATATAAAGATGGGGATACTGTGTCAGTTAACGATCACATGATTGAAGACGGCTATGCATGGGGTTATCTTGGGGAGACCAAAATAAAAGATTTTGCTGCTCTTGCCAAGCAAAGAGAACTATCAAAAAAGAAAATACAATAAATGGACGCTAAAACACATGCCCTGGTAGAACATTTAATTCTGCAGGGCGGTATTGAGATAGCAGATATTGATATTGAAACTGGGGAAACCTATTATAGTATAACCAATAAACTAAAAGAGATTGCTCCTGAACTATATGTACAGTTAGAAGATCAATTTAAACATCATATTTTTGTACTGGGCAGGCGTGGTCCTCAATCAATGACTTGGAGAATAAGAGATTAATATGGAAATAGAAGATTTAATTTTAAGTGGTGCTGTAGAGGTGGCAGGCGTTGACCCTGATACAGGAGAAATGCTATATAACTTTACTGAAAAACTAAAAGATGTTAACCCCATTTTGCACAGAGAGGTTAATAATCTATTTAATGCACATGTTATGAGGCTTTGGGAGTTGGACCTGATCGATATGAACGTTACACTAGAAAACCCAACGGTTAGATTAACTAAAAAAGCATTTCATCCATCATGCCTATCTAAGTTAAGTGAAGAAGAAAAATATACTTTGAGTGAAATTAAACGTAATCTTATAAGAGAGTAGTATAATTGTCCTGGTGCTACTATGGAATACATTATAGGATTTTTATCAGCCCTTGGTTTCGCATGTTTATTTGTGTTTATTCAAGGTAAATATGATGTTTTACAAGAACGTTTAACGCTGGTCAAGTCTACGCAAAGTAGGCATCACTATCTATTTAGAAACAACACGCCTCCTCGTAGAAAGAAAGGAAGGCAAAAAAATACTCAGTCAGCAAAACATGACAAAAATGTTAACATAAAGGTCATTATTATGGATAATAAGGCCTATTGGGTTAAAGATAATACCTTTTATACCGCAGAACTAGCGAATGGAGTTGTTGATAAAGACACCACAAAAGCAGTTGACACAATGACTATGAATAGGGTACAATTAGATAAAATGATGTTTATCCTTGATAGACTAAGAGAAGAGGCTTTTGATGATCGTTGGGGTGCAGGGAACCAGTAGTTTTTCAGACTACAACGTTTTTCTTCGTGCCGTTGGTGTTGCACTATCAAGCATGCCTGTCGAAGATGAACACGTTTATATTTACACTGCTGGTCCAGCAAATATAAATAAAATGGTTATGGAGTTTGTTAACGTTTCCGAAAAGGGTATGAAGTCTAGAGGTAAAAAAATTAAAATGATTAAAGTAGCGCCCTCTTGGATCTTAGACAACATTTTAGATGTTAACTACTTTGTCTACTTGTCAAAGCCAAACGAGGGTAAGTCAAGGTTAGTCACACAAGCACAATTAAACAACGTAGAGTTTGGAGTATTTCAATACTAATGAAAAAAGCAATTGCAGCAATACTGTTTATGACAATGTCAATTAGTCCAGCACATGCAATCTATGGTGGCACTTCGGCAGAGAATGATACAAAGGTTCTAGGTTTTACCAATAGTGCAACCTCAACAGATACATTTTGTTCTGGTGCATTGATATCAAGTAAGATTGCAGTCTCGGCAGCGCACTGTTTTCTTAACGGCTTTATTGATAAGTCAAACGTATGGACTACAATGCCTGGCCAAAAAGCCTCTAAGAATATCAAGGTTGATAAAATAATAGCCGTAGATACTTATAAATTTTCCTGGAATCCAGACAAGGATGAATACTCTGCAGTAATAGATGACCTAGCCTTTGTTGTGTTTAAAGAGGACGTAATCTCAAACTACTCTATAGAAATTGCTAACAAAGAAGATGTTGATTTAATTAAAAAAAATAAATCAGAAATTCATCTTTACGGATATGGAAGAACTGTTTATAAAGGTACTGGAGGGTCCCCTTACGCATTAAAGACAATACCAAAAGATAAAAATGTATCGTGGGAATTTACAATTTTACCTGCAGAAGAAAAGGTATTGATGTTTAAAGAAACGCTTAGTGCTGGCGTATGTACTGGTGACTCTGGTGGTCCAGTTTATAGTAATAATAAGTTAGTTAGTGTTTTAAATAGCGGAAATGCCTGTGGCCCTACTGAGGTTGCTACTGGCGGTATGTCAACATTAATTTATAACTACATGTATTTAATCTCCGATATATATACAATAAATAAAGAGGTTGTGCCAGTGTTGACAAACAGCAAGATAGTTGATAAAATAGAAACTACAATAGTTTGTGTTAGACATAAATCTAAAACAACAATAAAAAGAAAAAGTGCAAAGTGTCCGAGAGGGTGGGTCAAACAATGATTAACATTAACACTTTAGAACAAATGGAAGAAATAGTTAAAGCAAACAAAAATCTTTATTGGGATGGTTGGACTGTTGTCAAGATGTATAATCTGATAAAGCACGAACATCAAAATACGGCGTTTATTTTAAAAACAAATGGCGCATGTCAAGGCGTTTTGAGCCAAACAGGAATGGTTGGGATATTCCAGAAAGACTAATCATGGGACATGCACAAACTTAAATGGAAAGACGATGCTTCTTGTTTAGAATATGACACTAACTTATTTTTTGAAAAATATGAAGAGGATCAGTCTTTAAGGTTAGCAATTGATTCATTGTGCATGAATTGTCCAGTAGTCAGAACCTGCTTTGCTGTAGGAGTATCAAGTAAGGAATATGGCATTTGGGGCGGGATTTATTTAGAGGCTGGCGCAATTTCTCAAGAATTTAATAATCATAAAACAGATTCTGATTGGGGAAATATGTGGAAACATTTGACTATTGAGGAAGACACCAAATGATAATACAAATTGTGGGCTTGCCTGGATCGGGTAAGACAGCGCTTGCGGTAGCGCTTAAAGAAAGAATAAACGCAATTCATCTTAATGCTGATGAGGTTAGGTCTACGGTTAATTCAGATCTTGGTTTTACGGCCAAAGATAGGGTTGAACAGGCTCGTCGCATGGGGGAGATGGCACGACTAATTGCAAACCAGGGTGTTGCTCCTGTTATTGTTGACTTTGTTTGTCCTACCAAAGAAACCAGAGAAGCCTTTGGTCCAGCAGATGTTATTGTGTGGGTAGATAGAATTAAACAGGGCAGGTTTGAAGATACAAATAAAATGTGGCAAGATCCAGAAAGATTTGATATTAGAATTTTAGACGGATACACATTGAAACAAGAGGTAGATACTGTTATACAGGTTGGTGCATTGTTTGATTGGTCTGCTCCAACTACCCTCCAGTTAGGCAGATATCAGCCTTGGCATGAAGGACATCAGGCACTCAAGGAAGAGGCTCATAAAAGAACTGATCAGGTTCTCGTTGGCGTTCGTAACACATACAATACATCAGAAAAGGATCCATTACCATATAACAAAGTAGAATATTATATTAAGAAGGACAATCCTTTTAAAAATACTCTTGTATTAAGATTGCCTAATATCACTAATATTGTTTATGGTCGTGATGTGGGATATAAGATTGAGCAAGTAGATTTGGGGGCAGACATTCATGCTATATCGGCTACGCAAAAACGTAAAGAAATGGGCATCTAAGTTATTAGATCTAATAAGTAATGATAAATTAGAGTGGCCCTCATGAAGGTAACTAGAGCAAGATCCTTGGCTAAGGCACTAAGTTATCGCATATGGGCAACCTTTTTTACACTTATTATTGCATACCTTGTGACAAAAAATGCTACAATATCTATAACAATTGCGCTTGGGGAAATGATAAGTAAAATATTTATATATTATTTTCATGAGCGTGTTTGGGATTACATACAGTGGGGGAGAAAATAATGTATACAGAAGCCATGCGTAAAGCCTTTAGGTCTCTAGATCATTTTGCCCCTAAAGGGTTTAGTGTAGAGTTAAGAGACAACGATAACTTTATTACTGTTAGGGCCAAGGAAGAGATGTTTATGCGTCTACTTGATGAAGATAAGCGTTGTGCTGTAGAGTATATGGCAAGGGTAAAAAAGGCTCTTGAGGATAATGGAGCCATTGTTCTTTTAGTTCGTGAAGGTGGTAAGGATCAATGACTCAAAAAATAGTTGTTGTTGGTGGCGGTACTGCTGGATGGCTTACGGCCTTGTCTGTTAAAAAAGCATATTCAGATTTTGATGTTACAGTAATAGAATCTAAAGAGATAGGAATACTTGGGGCAGGAGAAGGATCTGTTCCACAGTTAGTGGAATTCTTTGAGTCTTTAGATATTTCAATTACTGACTTAATACAAAACTGTGATGCAACATTAAAAAATGGTATTAAGTTTACTAATTGGAATAACGATAATAAATTTTACTATCACGGTTTTGGAACTAGTGATAATGCGTTAGACATAAGTGCAGGGATGTCTAAAAGAACAGCAACATACCCATTATTAGTTGCAAGTCTATCCCTCAATAACACAATTAATGAAGTTGATTTTACAGAAAAAATTTCAGAAAATAAAAAAGCACCTTTTATTTTGAAAGATAAAAACAATAAAAATAAAATTTCAGATTATGAACAATTAGCAAATTTTTCAATTCATTTTAATGCTACAAGGCTTGCCGATAGATTAAAAGAAATAGGCATAGGTCGTGAAATCAAGGTTATAGAAAATACCATTAAAACAGTTTCTTTAGATTCAAGTAATTATGTTAGTGGTTTTGTATTAGACAATAAAGAGGTTGTTAAATGTGATTTTGTTTTTGATTGCAGCGGTTTTCATAGATTAATAATTGGCAAGGTGTTTAACTCAACATGGAAAAGTTATAGCAACATATTGCCAGTTGACTCTGCCGTTCCATTTTTTATTGATATGGATGATCAAATACCATCATATACCGAAGCCATTGCTATGAAGTACGGCTGGATGTGGAAGATACCATTACAGAATAGGTTTGGTTGTGGCTATGTATATGATTCATCATTAATATCTGAAGCAGACGCAATAAAAGAAATAGAAGAGTTTTTGGGGTATGAGCCAGTCTACCCAAGAAAAAACAAAGGTGGATTTAATTTTAATGCTGGTTGTTATGAAGAGTCGTGGATTAATAACTGTATTGCCATAGGACTATCTTCAAGTTTTATAGAGCCACTAGAAGCAACTTCGCTATGGGTAAGTGTATTTGCACTCAATAAACTTTTTAGTGGACCAGAGTGGGTTACAACAAATGTTCCTGCAATAAGAGATGAATTTAATAAAATGATTTCAAAAACAAATAATGAAATTGTTAATTTTATATATTTTCATTATATGAGTTTACGCAAAGATACAGAGTTTTGGAGTCAATTTTCTTATGAGAATGCGCCTCAAGAGTTAAAAGAAAAACTTGATCTGTGGCAACATAGATTGCCTAATAAAGATGACTCACAAAAACTATGGCCATTCTCAAGTTGGTTTTTAATAGGATCTGGAATTGAATATATTAATAAAACTATCACAAATAATTATATTGATAATATAAAAAAATATAATATCGGGCTTGAAAAATATAATTATTTTTTAAACTATCAGAACTATAAATCTTCTGAGTGTATAGATCATAAAGAATTTTTAAAGTCATTAAAATGAAATTTAAAACAGAATGGATGGTCGCCCTAAAAACTATGGGGCACAAAAAGTATTGGAACAAACCCAATACTGTTGAATTTTTTGCTTTTATGACAAAAATATTAATTATATTCCCAGGATTATTATTTGGTAAACAATGGTGGTGGCTTTACATTTTTGCGCTGGTATCAAGTTTAGCACTAATTTGGTCATCGACTATCAAGACACTTCCAACAATTATTTGGTTTAATATTTTATGGATAGTGTTGGCTTTAACTGCTATAATAAAGTATTGGATATAAGGAGAATGAGGTAAAAAATGTTTGAGTTTGTTATATTTTTAATTGGTTTTGTAATATTGACTGTGTCGGCAGTTGTTATAATTAGATTAAAAAATACTAACCTACAATTAATGGTTGGAATTAATCAAGCAATCAAAGATGTAGAATATGCAAGATTACAATTAAAAGGTGGTGGTGTTGAAAAAGAACATCTGTTATCATTTTTAAACGAAACCCGTGAGATGGCATATAAATACATTGAAGATGTTCACAAGGCTTTGTTGGAGTATAAATCAGAGATAGAAGAAGATCTAAAAAATCCCAACGACTCTAGTCATATTAGGCTTCAAGAAGCGTTTCAGAAATTACAAAAAATATATCCTAAAGATGTTCCAAATGATTAACGCAAGGGGTATTCCAACATGTAAATGTCCACAATGTGGGTGCGTTTATTTTAACGCCGTTGTTCAATTTGACCCTGTTGATTACGAGATTGGGTTATATTTTTTGGATGGTAGTTGTAGCGAATGTGGGACATTAATCACGCTGCCTACTCCAATAGACAAGATAATAGAGCACGAGTCGTAGTCCCCGCTGACGTTGCTGGTATAATTAGATTGTGGCTAGGTTACGATGCCATAACTAGATTCATATCCTAGGAGGAAAAAATGAAACTAACAAAGAAACAAAAAGACATTCTAAAGTCTTATGCTAGATCATACGTTGTAGCAGTTGGTGCAGCATATACGGCACCAGGGTCGGATCTTGGAATAGAGGGACTTTTGTTGGCTGGCGCAATTGCAGTAGCAGGACCAGCAATTAGAGCAATTGACAAAAAGGATCCAACATTCGGTTTGGTAGCAACTGTTGTTGATACAGAACTTAAGAAGTTAGAAAAGAAAGTTGCTGCAAAAAAGGCTCCAGCCAAAAAGAAGAAATCTTCTGGTGGCGGTGGCGGAACTTCAGCAAATCATCTATAACATAAAATCATAATGGGGTGTCGGGAATAATTCCGTGCCCCATTACGTTTAATATACTGTACCTGCTCAATGGGGGGTACAAATTGAACTCGCTTAATAAGGAGGAAACATGGTAAGTTCATTTGCATTGGATCTATTTAAGGATCCATTTTTTATTGGTTTTAACAGAGAGTTAGACCGTCTTTCAAATATCCACCGTGAGGCAACTCGTCAATCCTATCCACCATATGATGTGGTAAAACTTGATGAGGACACCTACAAACTATCTTTAGCACTTGCTGGTTTTGGCAAGAGTGAGGTAGAGGTTTCTGTAGATAATGGAAGTTTAATTATCAAGGGTGAGAAAACAGAAGAGGACTCTACAAATGTCCTACATAAGGGTATTGCAACCAGAAAGTTCACACGCACCTTTGCTCTTGGAGAGTATATGGAGGTTGATCGTGCTGAAATGGCAGACGGCGTTCTTAATATCTTTGTGGAAAGAAACATTCCCGAAGAGAAGAAGCCCAAAGCAATTAAAATCAAGTAAGTAACAGTATTGTCATACTGCCACCTGAGCATGTGGATAAACTGCTCCTTTATTATGCGTTTCTGATATCTTTAATAATGGCGTCAGCAAGCCCTTGGTCAAAATGATGATGTCCTGCAGCAATACGATCTAGTTGAGGCTTTAATAGATTAACAATCCTATTTTTGGTGGCCTGAATAATCTGATTTGCTATGATTTCTGCCTGTTGTTCTGGGGTTAGGTTTTGTTCCATTGTACAATTCTATCACAATCTATGGTATACTATTAATATGTCTGAATGCTGTCCAGAAGAACTAGAGAAAAAGGCCCCTTGTTGGTCTGGCTACGTAATGCGTGGCATGAAGCCAGGAAGCGGTGGACGCATGGTTCCTAACTGTGTACCTGCTAAAAAGGCAGACGATCTTTGGGAAGACGACGATACAGTTGTTTATGATACAGACTCTGTTTCAAAGGCCGATGGATATTCTCCGCCAGCAGGCGCAAGGTCGGCAGCAAGAAAAGCAATTAGATTTAAAGAACAAGGCAAGGCAAAAGGTGCTGGAACATCAGTAGGATGGACTCGTGCAGGACAATTAGCCAGAGGCGAATCCCTTTCATTAAGCACAGTTAAAAGAATGTATTCTTATTTTTCTCGTCATGAAGTAGACAAAAAGGGGAAGGATTGGGCAAATCAATCCAATCCGTCTAATGGGTACATTATGTGGTTAGCATGGGGTGGGGATGCTGGCTATTCTTGGTCAAGGAGAATCGTAAATGCTGAAAAAGATAAAGCATTGTTTGCTAACTTTGCAAAAACACATAACAGAGTAACACAACTTACTGAAATGTTTAAGGGTGTTGGCGTTGGATCTATGGTGTCTTGGAATTCTTCTGGCGGTAAAGCAGAAGGTAAGATAACAAGAATTATTACTAATGGTAAGTATAAGGTTCCAGGAGCAGACGTAACCGTTAGCGGTACTAAAGAAGATCCCGCAGCAGTCATTAGATTGTATCGTGATGGAAAGCCTACAGACACAATCGTTGCACATAAATTAAAAACATTAAGGGCTAAATAATGTCCTCTGGGCAGTATAGTCCTCATCGTAAATTTAATCCAATACAAATTAAAGATGGATATGTTGTTCGTCTTCGCAAAGATGGAACAGTAAAAGCAGTCCTTGGCAAGTATGGAGAGTACAGCAAAGCAAAGAAATCTTGATGTTAAAATATAACAAAGTTTATTTTTTACATATACCAAAAACTGGTGGTAGGTTTTTAACTAAGTACATCCTCAATCCTATTAATCAAAGTTTAAAAGATAACGGCATAGAACTAATAACTTTGCCAGAAACTGTTTTAAAACATGGCGGATGGCATAACGCAATAGATGATCAAACCTACATTATTAGTATCTTTAGGGATCCTGCAGAGCATTTTGTTAGTATTATTGCACATATGCTTGTCAATGAAAAAGGATTAATGAATCAAATTCAAAACTTTATAGTTGCAGAAGAAGCAAAAAATTTAGAGATTGACAAACAAGAAATTTATAGTATTATGAATGAGTTAAAATATTTAAAAAATTTTCAAGCCCAGAACTTTCTTTTAGAGCCCAATGGCGATCATATTTTACACACGTCTCGCAGAGAATACAACAACAATAAGCCGTTTGACATTGACTTAATATATAAAAGAATTAAAAGGACTAACTTAATGATTAGACATAAAGATTTTCAGACGATGGATTATTCTTTATTAATAAATAAAATGTCTGATGATTTACAAATAAAATTAAATTCAGATTTTTCATTAATTGACAAACAATATTTTAAAAATCCTGCATCAGAAAATTTATTTAACAAACTTGATGATTTGGATAAGGCATTTATTTATCAAAATTTTAACTATGATACAGAAATATATTCAGACAATTCTTTATTTTGGCATCCTAATTCTCAGAAAGATATTTAGTCATAAGTTCCATTATTTGAACTGTATATTTGTCATAATCAATTTCAACAATAAGATTACCATCAATTAATTTATGAAGTTTTATTTCTTTACCAATTTCAAAAAGTATGTTTTTTATTTCATTTTCTAAATTCATTATAATTTTACAAACTTTTTAAAATTTCTGATACCTGACATTGGCTAGGATAATGAGTGATAGATCCGTCAACAGATACTAAAAATTTTTCAAAATTCCAACCAATATCTTGTCCGTTTTTGGCTTTATCTTTACAATATTTATATATTGGATGAGCATTTGGACCATTTACCTCAATTTTTTCAGAAATAGGAAATGTGACACCGAAATTTGTCTCACAAAATTGTTTTATTTGTTCTGTTGTTCCTGGCTCTTGATTTCCAAACTGATTACATGGAAAGCCAAGGACTACCAACGATTTGCTTTGTGCATTTTGTAGGTCAGCGTACTGACTGGTATAACCACAATGACTAGCAGTATTTACAATAAGTATGTTCTTGTCTTTAAAAGTTGACAAACTTATGTTCTGGTTATTGTTATCCGTAAAACATAAACTATATATGCTCATAAAAAATTCTCCCTTATGTTATACATTAAGTATATCATAAAGGAGAATGTTGATATTTTTATTAAACTGCAAGTAGTTCGGGAAATGCTTCTATTACTATATTGTTAGGATTGATAATTGATTTTTCACCATTCATAAGACGCTTAATATGATCACGAATAACCCGATTCTCTTCCTCAAAAATTGAAGGAGATCGGTCTGGACCCATTTGTGCAAGAATGTGTTTTTCTGCAAGATCTTGTTTTAGTGTTCGTTCAACATCATAGTTTAAAGTTGTACAAGGATAGTGTTTTACAACGTAGCCATCTTTGTCAATTAAATATTTTTCAAAATTACAATTCATTGTAACGCCACCATTGTGTTCATTTAAATATCTTGACTCATAATCTGTTTTTTGTACAATATTATTTTCTCTTATTTTTTCTTGAATCGCTACGACTTGTCTTGAAACTTCTAGATAAAGTTCGTGTCTTTCTCCAAAAGGTTCACCGTTACCATTAAGCCCTGGACCTTTGCCAAGCCATGGGGCCTCTAATGGAATGTCTGCAGGATTAGATGTAATCATTTCTGAAAATGGAAATGTAACGCCATAAACATCTATGCCGTAATTCTTTGAATCCAAACCACATGTAATGCCCTTAGACCACTTACCCTTCGTAATGCTTGGTCCACAAAAATCATTGGTTGGGATTGCAACAACAGAAAAATCTTGTCCGCCAAGATCTTCTTGTATCCATTGGATAGACTCCATTTGACCAGCGTTTCCGCAACCAACTGTAGTATTAATAAGCATAACTGCCTTGCCCTTAAATTGCTGCAAGAAATGTGGTTGGCCTTCGGCTGATGTCAACTCGATATCATATATTGATTTCATCAATTACCTCCTGATAATTATAGGATTATTATAACACTATTTTAGCAGTCATCTTTAGTGCTTTGGGGTATTTTAGAGGGGTCTATAAATGAATTTCCATATAGGGTATGTCTTGAGTTAGGGCCTAATACTTTATTTACCCTATGCCTATACTTATGCCCACCAGGTATTACTGCAAGAGTTCCAGCCTTTGGTTTTAGTTTAATAGGAACTTCTGCAAACTCTAACTCCCCACCATCAAAATCATCGTTTAAATAAAGGCTAAAAGAGCAAACAATGTTTTGTTCATGATCGGGATCTTGATGCCAGAACATGGCAAAATCTATCTCTTCACGCTTAACCTGATACTCTCTTAACATGCTTTCATTCGCTGCTTCTACAATCTCTTCATCTGTCATATACTTAAAACTTTGTAATGTTGCATGTCTTCCATAGACTGGAGGTAAAACAGATTCAAGTCTTTGCCAAACACCGTCTGGTTTTGTAAAAATTGGTAAATCTAAAACCTCAGAAGTTTCGTTGGGAAATTCTATGTTACCAGTTTCATCATATCGAGGCACAATATTTAAAAACTTATTTAAAATATTTCTATAAGGTGATCTCATTGTAGGATACCAACCATTTGGATCGTCTGTTTGTTCTTTAAACCATGTCAATTCTTCCTGAGTAAGAAAATTTTCAATAATCCAAACCTGCTTATCTTCATCTAAATATTTTTTTTCCATAAACCTATCATAGCATAACTTTATGTTGCAGCACTAACGGGAATTGAACCCGTCTTTCCGCCGTGAAAGGGCGATGTCCTAGCCGATAGACGATAGTGCCAAGGCGATCCAGATCGGACTTGAACCGACGACCTCTACCGTGACAGGGTAGCGTTCTAACCAACTGAACTACTGGACCATAGGACACAGACACGATAGGTTCTTCCATTCCCATTCCTACCGTGCCTGTGTCTATTCTATTGTAGCATCCTTGGCTACTATTCCTTAACTACTTTGGTTTTTACGCCAAATAAATCAGGAAACATAACTGCTAATCTAATTGTCTTAACATATAGCCAGTATAGTATGGTAAATGCACCCACAAGATAACCAGCCCATGAACCTACGATAAAATAAAATATAAAATAAGGAAGAATAACTCCTCCAATTAAATTATATTTTGGCATATTATCAAGAGATGGTAGTTCTGCCCCAGTCTCCGTCATAATTGTCTTTTCTGTTTTCTCTACAGTTTCGGTAGTCTTTGTTGACTTTTTCTTTTTACCCTTGCTGGCACCCAATACTTCTGTATTAGATAAACCACTTCCAGGAATACCAACAGTACCCCTAACTTTACCGTCTGAGCCAAGCGTCATTCTTGCGCCAGTAGTTCCAAGAGATGTGCTAATTCCACCCTTGCTTAGACTAAGTCTAACCCCTGGTATGATTTTCATGCTCTTTCTAAATCTTAATGCCATATTATTATCCTCTACACTTTCTATAGTATCCATCTACCTGAGTTCCATTTGATTTTATATATCCACTTACCCAGCATTTACCATTTGAAGT